GTTGGAAGCGTTTTATATTTGTTGATAAATTCGGACACAAGGTTGAAGACAATCTTCTCCTTGTTGTCCGAAAAATAATCTACATGAATAAACGGTAATACTTTTCTGGTATATTCCTCAGAATAAACGAGGTTTTTCAGAATCGTTGTTTCTAGTTTCATCTTGTACTTTTGCCAATAATATGTGTGATAGAATGTTTCCCATGAGTATACTAAAAACCTCATCAGAAGTCAAGTCATCTATGTCATGTTCACCTGGATATACGATAGTGTAACCGAATTGTAATCGAGGTACTGGGCCAGAATCATCTACCCTAACCTTATTATAATGGTATACTACGCCACGATAATCTGGTGATAACACTTCTACGCCAGTAATTTCAGAGTCTTTGAAATCTATGAATCTAAAATCTTTATTCTCCGTCAGCGTCATCGGTTTCTCCCAAAACTGTATCTTCTTCCAAAAGGCTGCCATATGAGATAGCAAATTTAGATTTAACATATTCTTTAAACTCCGCATTAGTCAGAATTGAATCCCAAAACTCTCCGTTTAAGGTATCCGCCATTCGTTTCTTTTCACCAATCTCACCTGTCTCACGATTTACTTTTGCAAACCAACCATTAGATGGTTTAGTTACAAAGCCACCTTCAAGTGCAATGTCCATTAAACCTGAATACTTCTGAATACCACCTTCGAATGTAACAAGGAATGGGAACTTAGATTTCTCACGGACAAAACGAGACTTCTCAATATTGATGGTAAAGTTCCAACCAACAAGGTCAGTACCATCTTTCTCTTGTGACTTGCCAATGATGAACACTTGATTAGCAGAGTACATACCGCCAGTACCACCAGACATAACGGACTTACTAAACATTTCCATAGTTTGGTAAGTGTGGTTAACTGCGATACAAGGAATATCTTTTGTTGTCAAGTGTGGTGTAACAATACGCCACAATGATTTCATAACACGAGCACGAGACATATCAGCAACAGACTTTTCATCCAATGCGTCTTCAACTTCTTTCTTCGATGCAAGGTTACCAACAGAGTCGATAAAAATAATCACTTTGTCGCCACGTTCGATTGCTTCAAGGCGCTTTGAAATATCAAACTTCAACTGCTCAAGGTGCTCAATTGGAATATGGAGAACACGGTCAGTATCGATACCATTTGTCTTAATATAATCTGGTGTGATACCAAATTCAGAATCGTAAAACAAACAAACTGCATCTGGATGTTTGTTCATATATGCTTTGACAAGCACCAGACCAAGGAGAGATTTGAAGTGTTTAGATGGACCTGCAAGAAAGGTAAGACCTGAAACAAGGCCACCATCTACTTGACCGGATAATGCCAGATTAATAATTGGCACTTCAGTCTGTACACCTTCTTTTTTGTTGAAGAAGGTAGATTCACTTAGTAGTTCCGTAGATTTAATGGAACCAACTTTTTTCATTTTTTCGAGTAAACTCATTTTATTTCCTTTATGTTGTGTTGATTATTTTAAAGTGGGGAACTACCCCACATTTTTATTTATCCAAAAAACGATTCTAGGCTGTTTTGTTTTTCAATTTGCCAATCAATCGTATCAAGAATTGCCTTTATAGGGTCAATAAACGTTTTATCAAATTGCATATCATAATCAACATACGCTTGAAGACCGAATTCTTTTGGCAAACGACCTGGGAAAGAAATCACAGAATCTTTTAATGGATTAGGTGAACGTAGATATGTAAACTTCAACTTCTCGCCTTCTTTAATCAGAGGATAAGTTTTTGATAGTTTCATATCATTCAACAGTTTATTATACAACAAGGCGCCTTTCACATGGATAGGAGTGCCTTTCTTGTAAATTTGTGTTGAATCGGCATACTCTTTTAAGCCATTACAACCACGAGGAAAAGAGATTTCTTCAGGAGGTAATGATTTAAATTCTTCACGGAAATCCATAATAAACTTTTGTACAGTTGCTTCGTTAGTATTAACAACCAACTTAATAACATCATACATCTTTGTACGAACGGCTGCAGGTGTAGATGACTTCACCATTTCCAAACCCATAACTTTCATATGAGGTTCGGAATATTGAACACCTTCATTGTTATACACGTTTAGAATGTAACGTTTCTTAGCAGTCCAGATACCTTTGTCTGCAAGAGCTTCACGTTTCATTTGCATTTTTTGTTGGTAAGCGTGAACATACGTAGCAAGCTCTTGATAACTCGAATCGATAAAAGGTTGAATTTTCTGTTCACAGACTTTATCCATGAAGGCGATGATTGCATTAATATCCGATTTGTCTTTATACACCGTATCAACAAGCTCACCAAGGCGGAGATAAATCGAATCTGTGTCTGAGGCGATAACATAGTCTTTGTCTGTCTTTAAAATCTTATTCATAAATTGGTTCAATTTACCTTCGATCCAACGAATAGACAATTGACCAGCTAATGTTACAGCAAGCGCAAGGCGAATATCATAAAAACGGAAGTATTGGGAACCAAGAACACCATAAGCAGAGTTCAAAGATAACTTCTTCGCTAATTGCAAGTTGTCGTAACGGGCGACCAATTTAGCAATTTCTTTTTGCTTGATTGGGTCTTTCTCATTCTCATACTCTTGTTTATGTTTAAGCATTAATTTCTTAAACTTTTTACGGTCTTCATACAATTCTTCCATCATACGAGGCAAGAAGCCTTGTTTGTCAGTACGGAAGAATTGGCCGTTTGGTGTCAGAGTAACACCATTAAGTTTTGATGTATCAATCTTCTTAGTCAACAGTTGGTCAACATTAACACCTTCTGAGATAATAGCTCGCATTTCTGGAGTATAATCACTTGGGTCAATTAACGTTTCTGGTGACAAGTTGTATTGCATCAACAAATGTGGATACAACGAGTTCAAGTCAAATGAAGCCACGTTCATGTGCATACCAACTTGAGGGTCTTTAACGTATGCACCTTCGAAAGCAGAATCTTTCATCTTGAATTCTTTAGGCGGTACAACAATACCTTTCTCAAGCAGGTAAGAATAAATCAAAGAATCCCACATTCTTGTCTGAGCAAAAATGTCTTCATAGTTTGATTTGGTATCGTAAGCAAGAGTTAGGCCAAGTTCAAGGAGTTTTAACTTGTCTTCGAGTTGAACGACAAGTCCCACATCTTTGATGTTATACTCAATAAATTTTTGATAGTTAAGTCGATATAGTTGGTGTAAGTTGTCATATTCATCATAAGAGATTTTGTTTTCACCAAGTTCTTGACTGGCAATATGGTCAAGGCGATAAGACTCTTGTGACTTACCATTAGGCGCATACCATTTGTATAGTTCGATATAGTCAAGTGCAGCAACACCAGAAATAATATAAGCCGTCAATTCACGGCCGTGTTTGCCTTTTACTTTACGTTCCCAAACATTATTCCAAGGAGACAACTTTTTAACTTCGTCTTCGCCAAGAATTTTATTGAAACGATTTACAATATAAGGAATATCAAAGAACTCGGTATTCCAACCAGTGATAACATCTGGATAGTCCAGAGTCCAATAGTTTAGAAAACGTTTGCAAAGGTCATACTCATCTTTACATTGAAAGTACTTCTCATTGCCTTTGACTTGATATTCACCACAACCAAATATAACAGTTTCACCATTATGAATGTGTACACAGATAGCGGTGATTGGTTGTTCTGCACGATATGGGTCAGGAAAACCATTCTCTGAACCAACTTCAATATCAATAAACGCAATACGAATATCATTAATGTCCCATTCAATCTGACCTTTGTGTTCGTCAGCAATGAAAGCATATTCATAACGTTCTTGACCATAGATTTTGAAATTAGAAACTTCTTCGTAACGTTTCATAAAGTCACGAGCATCTCGGACATTCTCAAACTTCATAGGCTCAAGGCATTCACCTTCAAGTGTTTTGAAGGCAGTTTGTTTTTTGGATGGAAGAAAGAAAGTCGGAGAGTATTCGATTTTCATCTTAACTCTCCGACCGTTCTTAACTCCACGAAACAGAATGTTGTTGCCACTCAAGGCAATGTTCGTGTAATAATTCATCAATTTACATTTTAGGCATAGCAGAAATAATCTCAATGCCCGAACCAAACATTTGATTATATTGATTTTCTAATTCAACGATTGGTTGACCGATGAATAGAATGTCACTCTTTTGTAGTTTGATTCCTGTTTCAAACTCGGTACAAAACTGGACAAACGGCGCAAATGCCAATGTTGGTCCATCTTTTGCTGGTTGCATAACAACTTGCACAGGTTTGGTAACTGTAATATCAGTACCAGTTTCTTCATTCACACCAGCAAGAATGGTGTGATTTGTTTTAAATGTAATTAGCTTTGCGCTCATAATTTTCTCCTTAAACACTAACCCGAGTGTCTGCATCCAGCACTCCGATTGTAACCCAACGTTTCGGGAAAAGCATTTCCCGTCCTTCGTATTCACGCATATCGGCAGATGGGTCTTGCATCCAACCAATTACCTCTACCTTGTTGTCAAACTCACGCAAGAACAGGTCATACCTGTCTGCACGAGGCATACGGTATTTGACAGCGAGAGATTTTGCGAGTTCACGAATATTCATATTTTCTTTCCTTAATAACATAATAAATCCATTGTAACATAAGTCTTGTTAGAGTGCAAGCTTTATGTTACATCATTGCCTTTAACAAATTTACTAAAGTTTGGAGGTTGCCATCCTTCAGGTTTCATAACTTTGCCGTCTTCACGTTTCAATACTTTGCCTGTTGCTTTGTCAATCTTCTTTAGATTACTTAGGGCGCCTTCGTCCCAAATTCGGTCTAAATCCCAACCACGAGACAACATATACCCAACAATTACCCAAATGGTATCAAAGCAGGCATCAATAGTTTCAACATCATCATTCTTATTGCGAGCGGCGATATATTCAGCATATTCTTCTACAATCAAATTGTGATAAAGAGATGATTGTGGAATATTTTCCTGTGAAATGCTTTGACCAGCTGCAGCCATAAACACTTGCACATCACGAAACACTTTTGTCATTTTTGGTCCTTTTCTTTTCTTCTAAATTATAAATTCTTTCACGCAATTCGGTACTACTAAAAGGGTGTCTTCGTTTATGATAGAATAACTCCACATCATTATCAATACACCATTGTTTACCCGTAAAATCTTTGTTCTTATATTCTTCACCTAAGAAGCGAACATCAATATCATGTGTCATCATTAAATTTAAGAGGTCTTGTTCAGTCTCATAAACAATAATTTCGTCCACATACTTACAAGATTGTAATTGAATAAATCTTTCAAATACACTCTGCACAGGTTTGTTTTTAGTTTCTGGTCTGTCGATTGTTGGATCGGTCTGTAGACCACAAATCAAATAGCCACAATGTTGTTTTTCTTCTTTCAACATAAGAACATGTCCTGTATGAAACAAATCGAATGTTGAACAGTTAAAACCAACAAGTACCTTTTCTTTTTCTTCAGGTAGCATCGGACACTTTCTTCAATATAATTGCACCATTTTCTTCACTAATGTTTAAAGTGTCGCCTTCTTTCCATTGAAGGTCTTCACACATTTCTGGAGACAATTCAAGAATAGCATCACCGTTTTCACAAATCTCTAACACCTTTGAGGTGTATGTTTTATTTTGTTGCATTAGCAATCTCCTTGTAACCTGCCCATGATGGATGAATCTTGTCTGATTGGAGTTTATTAATTGGTAAAACCACATCACCATATTCTTCAGCCATTTTAATAACAATTACTTGAATGTCATGTTTAATCGCAGGTAGAATCCAATATACTTTTGAATTCACACCAACTTTCTCACGAATTCTTTGCAATTCAGTCTTTGTTCGTACATGTATATGGTCATTAGTGCCAAGACTAATGATAACAGTATTTGCGGACAAATCATTTTTAAAGAATTCTTTATTCCATTGCCAAGTATTCCATCCACCTTTTGCATAAGCAACACACTCAGGCCGTGCTTGATGAATACCAACAGCAATAGAATCACCAATAATTAAACATTCAATCATACTTTAGTAACTTTCACTTTACATTTTTCCAAGAAATTAATTCCATCTTCATCACGATAACTGTTACGATAATATACAGAATTGATACCAGACTGATATACCAACTTGGCACAGTCCAAACAAGGTGCGTGAGTAATAAAAATAGAAGCACCATCGCCACTCTCAGCAGATTTGGCAAGTTTTGCAATAGCATTTGTTTCTGCATGTAACACCTCAGGTTTTGTTTTCAATTCTTTGTTGAAATGATTGTAATCATACCTAGAATCACTAGGATGAACATCTGCAACATATTCGCAATTGTTATCCCATCCACTTGGCATGCCATTGTATCCGATAGAAATGATGCGGTCATCTTTCACAACAATAGCACCAACCTGTAATCTATTAGCTGAAGATAACTGAGCATAAGTCTCAGCTACCTTCATATGTGCGTCAATAAATTTTTGTTTCATTATTTTCCAACTGCTTAACAAAATCCAATAATAATTTATGGTGTGTGCCACCATGCCAATGTGGTTTCATCCACGAATACATATCATACCAAAATTTCTCACTCTCAGGATGGCAACCAATCAATCCTATATTATCTTTGATAACTGCCATTCCATCTCCGTTTGGATAAGTTGATATAACTTCACAATCACCAACGATAGCACAACCATCATAGAAAAACATTTTCTCTTTATTGTTTTTCCATAATACATTCATAGCCTTTGCGTGTGGTCTTCTGGTGTCGGTATTAGGTCTTGTTATATATTGAGTTATCTCTAAATCACTAAATTTAAAATAGTGTTCGCCTGCCCAATATGCACCCATACAAATACCAAGGTACTTGCCACCATTACTTACAAACGATTTTACTTTTTCCTCATTGTATCGCCAAAGATTTGTAAAAGAGTCCGAATCACCAATACCACCAGGAACGGCAATAATATCAACATTATCAAAGAAACCATCTTCTAATCCATTCTTACTAAACAGTTTAAAATTATAGTCATTCTCAAGTGCTTTTATTATGCCGTTACAACTCTGAACTGAGCACTTTGGATCAGACACAAACAGAGCAATTGTAGATTTCATCCGTAATTCTTTTTAATCATTTTAAAAAATTCTTCGGTGCCAAAATAATTCCAACCAGAAGACACTTGATATTTTAAATTAACAAACACTTTACCAGTTATTGCAGTAAGAGCCCAACTTAAAATTTCTGAGTCAAGTTTTTTCCCTGCCTCAGTTATTTCTAAAAATTTGACACCATCTAATTCTCTTTCCCTAATAATAACACCAGATTTATTGGGTTTCATCCATTCTGGAATACGTTCATCAGATAACCATTGGCATTCAAATTTTTGGCAATTATCAGGACGCTGGTCATAAATTGTACAACCGTTTCCTAAAGAAACAAATTGACACTTTCGACCAGGCCACATTCCATATCCATGAGAAATATTAGCAAGCCAACCTTCGCAACATAGTGTGCAATCACCACACGAACGCTTTGTTGAAACTATAGGAATAGTCTTCATCACACTTCTAAAAATTGCAATTCAAAAACATCTGCTTGATGTTCGTAACTGATATAACCACGAGGGTTACAAACAATACGGGTAGAGCCTAGCATATAATCAAAATTGTGGTGAGTATGTCCATGAGTCCACACTTTGATTTGTGGTCGGTCTAGGATAAACTCCGACAAGTCGGAACTATATGCACCATTTACCATAGTATCATTTTCATACTGTGGCTTTGTGGATAACTTACTTGGCGCATGGTGACCAACAACCACATACTTCTGAGAAATGTTACCCGTGATAATGTCAGCACTAATCACAGTATCAATAAAATCCAACATAGCCTTATGTTCAAGAACAGATTGTTCAGGACTAAACTTGGCTGTACGTGTATGGAAATTGCCATCTGCATCACGATAATGAACCGGATTGCTAGAGTCTTCAATGATACGGTAGTCATTCATATAACCTTTGATACCATACAAAGTACTTGGGTCTTCTTTGTTCATATCAGTCCAAAGAGTACCAGCAATAAAGGTCACTCCATCAAGGTCAAAGGATTCTTTTTCCATGACATGAAGGTTCTTCAGGTAAGACAAGTTGGTTTTCAGAATGTTATGAGACTTAGCAAAGTCGCCATGATAGTGTTCATGGTTACCCATGATGTAAACTACATGAGGAAATCTAGCAGAACATTCTTGGAAGAAAGTGTGATATTTGTTACTCTTATCAGATTCACCTCTGATATTGTAATCATCTTTTTCACGCAGGTCTTTGGCAACACAAATGTCACCAGACAAAATCAATACTTCGGCATTGCCGGTGTTCTCTAACGAAATTGGACCAAACTCTAAATGTATGTCCGAGCAAACTGCGATTTTCATAATAATCTCATTAAATAAAGGTTAATTATACATCAACCATACAATAAATGCGGCAAAGATGGGAGTGGATTGCCCACTCCCAATACTATTTACTTACTTGAGGCAGCCTCTTGTAAGAGTTGTGGTTTAAACTCTTTCAAGCTTTCGCCAATTGCAATCTTACGTGGTTTCTTGTGTTCAGGAATTACATTCTCTAAAGCAATACGCAAAATTCCATCTTTGAATTCTGCACCACGGACTTCAACTGTGTCAGCGATTGTTAAAGTTTTTGTAAAGGAACGAGTACCAATACCACGGTGGATATATGTTACATCGGTGTCTTTATCTTTCTTTTCACCTTTGATAGTCAGGTTGTTATCTTCAACCGAAATATCAATTTCTGATTCAGCAAAACCAGCAACAGCCAATTCAACCAAATAACGATTGTCATCTAGTTTAATTATGTTGTGCGGAGGAAATGCTGGAGCAACCTTATGTAAGTCCGTTTTCAACAAGCGTTCAGCCTCATCGAAAAAGCGGTCAAAACCTAAAGTAGAGTGGTGAAGTGGACCAAAAGAAATACGTCCTAGTGTCATAGTTTTCTCCTATTAAGCGAGTTAATGAAAATGCTACCCCGAAGGCATAGCGGTGCCAGTTACTTTATCTGGCGACAATTAACGTATGTCAGTTCAATTGCACGGACGCCTTATACCGTAGCATCAAACAGCCCTAAGGTGGGTTCTTTGGTAGTTATTTACTAGGATACCGGCCTAGTTCCCATCCCTGAGAATATCGTTATTTATTAATAATCAATTTTTTTCTTACCAATTGTGTACTTACTAACCAAATTCCATTCATCCTTTTCTTTGAAAGCAATGATTTTTATTTGGTGCAGAGGCGCTAAGTTATTAGCAATCTTCTCTTGTTCTTCTTTAAGAATCTTCAACAGTCCCCATTCTTCTAACAAAGCTACAATAGCATTTCTACGTTGTATATCATTTTCAGTAATAGTAGATGGTTTTCCATCTAATGCAAATAGTTCTTTAAAGTGTAGTATAACATAACGGCCTTGCTTGTGTAAGATATGGCAAGATTGATATAACACTTTTTCTTTTCTTGAAGATACACCGATACGTGTAAGAGTTTCACGCACCTTCAAGAAAGCGTCTTCATTGTCAAGTGCTATCTCAACTCCAAC